TAACATGGTGATCGCGAGGAGCCCGGTCGGCTTGAATTGCGATTGCCTCACGTCGATCGGGAGTTGCTTCCACTCCGTCTCGGACTCGCCTAGGGGCGTCGCCGATTGCGCGAATTCGAAGGTGACCCGACGAGGCCGATGGATCACGTGGTCCGAGATTTCCGAGCCGTCTTCGATCGGGTGGTTCGTAACCTCGCTCTCCGCGCTCGCCGTGATCTGCTTGACGATGTCCGCCGTAAGGGCGCCGCCCCCGATCCCGGGGATGTCCCCTTCCCAGGTTAGCCAATCAGTCACGGCCGGCCCCCACTAGCGCGGCGCGCACGCCGCGCGGGTTCGAGCGTTGCGTAGCGACCACGGCACCGGCGACGGCGCGCCCGGTCGCCGCGGGCGTCGCGCCCCCCTCGACGTTGACGGTGACCGACCGTTGATCCGTGTAGGTGAGCGGCGCGGCGGCAGGCGCAGCCCACGCCGACGAGAGAGTTGGCTCGGGGGCGATCACGGCGCCCGTCTTCGGGTCGAGCCGCGTCCCGGAGCCCTTGCCGTGCGCGTCGGCGCGGGCGCTCGCCTTGTCCCGATCGCGCTTGTTCGCTTCGGCGCGTGCTTTGGCGTTCGCAACGGCGTCCACCCCGGCGAAGAGCCCTTCCCCGCCGGCGAGGGACTCCACCCCGGCCAGCAACCCTTCCCAGCCCCCGACCTCCTCGAGGAGCTTCGTCCCCTGATCCCACGCGAGCCAGATCCCGCCGATAGCCGCCGCCGCCGCGCCGGCCGCCGCCGCCATTGCCCCGAGGCTCCCGCTTAGGGCGAGCGCCGACACCCGGGCCGCCGCCCACGACGCCGCCGCCACGCCGGTCCGTGCGGCCTGCAGTAGCCACGCCGCGGAGAGCACGGCAAGGCGGATCACGAGCTGCCCAATCCCGGTCGAAGCGAAGAGAAGGAAGCCGCTCACGATGGCAAGCGCCGTCTTCGTGGTATCGCTCGTCGTCGCGAGCCACTCCCGCGCGGCCGCCCCGGCGACGCGCAGCCACTCGACGATCTTCGCCCACCGAGTGCGAAGATCCTCTAGCACGGCTTTCGCTGACCCCGCCCCGAAGACGTGATCCAGGAACCGACCCAAGGCGGAATCGCCCCCGAGCAGGAAAACGATAATGTCTTCTAGGATCAGGGACCACGCGATCCAGGGGAGGAGCACGCGGCCGATCGCGAGAAGCGTTGGCCAGAGCTTCGCGAGCGCGCCCTTGATCCCGCCCACGCCCCCGAGCAGGCGCCCGAGTAGCTTAACGAAGGCGATCCAACCCCCGCTCACGAAAGACGCCTGCAGGATCTTGCTCGACCCCGTGAGACGGGATAGCGCTTGCCCGACCTGGATCGCGCGCCCCGCGATCCAAAGCATCGCCGGCGCGATCGAGCCCACGATCGACACCTTGAGCCGCTGGAACTGCAGCCCCGCTAGGTAGAGTTGATCGTTGACCTTGTCCGCTTGGTCGGCAAACTCCGACGAGAACACGACCCCGAGATCCTGGGTACTCTTTCGGAGCGCGTCGATTTCCTCGGCGCTTCCCCGGAACATGGTAAGCATCTTCGCGCCGGACTCGCCAAAGATCCGTTGCGCGAAAGCGGAGCGCCGAACGGGATCCTCGATCGACGCGATCGCCTCGCCGAATTGCCAGAACAGTTGATCCGGCGAGCGCCCTTCGATGTCATCGACCCCGGAGCCCATCTCCCGGAGAACGTCTTTGACGAGGCCCTTCCCCGTCGCGGCGAAGAGCCCCAGGTTCCGCGTCATGGTGCGGAAGCTAGTCGAGAGATCCTCGGTGGAAAGGCCGCTGATATTCGCCGCGGCGGAGAGCCCCTGCAGCGCCTCGACCGTGACGCCTAGTTGCTGGGACATATCCCGAACGGCGTCGGCCTGGTCAAGCGTGTTCTTGATCCCCGAGAGGATCTTGCGTCCGGCGAAGACCGCACCCATGGCGCCGCCGAACAGACCGAGCGCCCCGAGCACGCCGCCAAGCGCGCCCCCGAATCCGCCGAGCTGCCTCGTCGCGGCGTCGGTGCGCGCGGCGCGGAAGGCGTCGCGCCATGCCGCACCCATCGCACGGATCCGGGCGGTCACGCCCCCGACCGCGAGTCCGAGCCGTTGCATCTGAACGCGACCCGCCGCACCCATGGCGCGAAGCCGGTTGACGACCCCCCCGACCGCAAGTCCGAGCCGCTGGATTTGCCGCGTCGGACTCAACCAGAAATTGCCGGCGGTCGCCCGCCATGCCGCCGAACGGAACCCGCGGATCCGTTCCGTGAGCCGGGCGACGCTTTGCCCGGCCGCCGCCGTCCCTTGCGCGACCCCCCGGGCGAAGACGCTCCCGCCCGCCGCGTCGCGCCACGTCGCGCCGAGCGCGCGCAGCCGGGCGCCCGCGCCCCCGATTGCACCCCCCACGCGCTGCAGCGCCGCCGCTGCGCGCGCCGTGCCGGCCCCGGCGAACGCCTGCCCCCACGCCGCGCGGAGCGCCGTCAGGCGCCCGGTGAGCCGCGCCAGGCCCGCGCCCGCGGCGGCCGTCCCCTGCGCTACCGCGGGGCCCGCGGCGGCCAGGGCGGGGGTCGCCGCGGCGGCCGCCCGGGACGCCCCGTCGAAGGCGCGACCGACCCCCCGGATCTTCGCTTCTGCGCGGGCGCTCGCCGTCGTGATCTTCGCAAGCGTCCCCTGATCCCAGGAGAACGAAAATCGGGCGAAGAGCTCACGAATTGCCACGGGCCCGCGCCCTTTCTTCTGCAGCGTCTATCGCGTCTAAAACCCCGTTGGCCTCATACA